GGTCGATTTCCGAACGGCCATGCCACAAATAAAGGTAGGCTCACCAATTGCACCAAAAACAACCCGGCGATCAGATATCGAGTCGCTAAGCTCGTTTTTCTTGTCGGCAATACGTGCAACCATTGCTGGGCTAATAATTACAGTGTCTGGCATGTATCCAGCGGCCTCGGCTTGTAATTTCATTCCTTGAATTACGCTGATTTCATTTGCATTTGCAAAATAGTCGGCATAAGTGGTAGCACTTGCAAAAGCGGTGTTTTTGCCAGCTCCTAAAATACCTTTGATTGCAGTTGTGTCATTCCCAGTAGAACCAAGAATGTACTCATCAAGTTTTAAATTAACTCGATCAGGAGCAATACGGGCGATTTCGTCCAACACCTCGTCAAGGTCATCCAATGTTTCGTCACTCAAAATAATGTGTGTGGCAACATAAAATGCTTTGAACTCAACAGTTTTAAGCAAGAAACTTGTTTTTCCACTTGCTGAGCCTTCATCTTTTGTGGCTGCTCCATCTTCGTAAGAATATGCCACAATCATTGACATATAACCCTTTTTGATGTTACGTATAGGCATCCAATCCAAAACGTGAGGGTACAAGTTCAACGGGATACCAACAAAACCGGCAATTTCGGTATTGCGAACGGTGTTAATGTTCGACTGCGAAATGTTGCTTTGCAGCATATCAACAGCTGTTTTGATTTGGAACTCAGGTGTCGAACGGTTGCCTGTTTTTTCGAAGTACTCTTTCAACGAAAAGCGTTCGCCGTATTCATCATTGCGCTCGGTTAATACTTGGTCTTTGTTGGCCATAATAGCCTCCTTGACCGCTTCACGGAAAGTTTTTGGAGCTTCCGATTTTTTAGTGTCAGCAACTTCTTTTATCGCTTTGATAGTGCCTGATAATTCGGCAATTGATACTGTCATTTGAGCTACATTTTCTTTCAGCTCTTTAACTTGTGTATCGTTAAGGCTTTCTTCGATGCGTTTATTTACCACATCAAGACGGGCATCAATATCCGCCTTTGTTACGTTGTCTTTCTGAGAATCAGCAATAATGCCTTTTATCTCTTTCAACAATAATTCTTTTTCTTCCATTTTATTTTTTCAAATTAGTTAATAAATACCTTAATGTCTCTTTTTGAGTGTCTTCTTTTGACGGCTCGGTTATTGTTTTTTGAGTGCTCTTTTGCGGCTCATAATTTTTGACTGATAATGTAGGTGTAACGCTGTTGCTTCCAAACACAACTGCACTTCCCTCACGTTTTTTTGCTTCGTAAATAACCCAGAAATACCCAAATTCATCAGCTACCTCAGGGTTAACGGCTTGCCTTTTCATTTCTTCAAAGAAAGCCATTTGTTTTTCGCTTTCTTCATCATAATAAGCAATATCCATCGAAACATAAATCATCCCGACTGAGTGCTCTTTTACGTCTCCATTCTTGTAAGCATCAAACATAAAAGGCATTTTGCTCCGTTGTAATACAAACTCATTAATATTGCCAACGGTCATAAAATCTACATCAAGCCCTAATTGATTAAAATTAAACGGCTCGTTATAGCTTTTTGCACGATTTGAAATAACGCTTTCAAACTTTTGCTCATGCTGCTTTAAGTGATATGAAAATGGATTATCATTTACAGTCTTATTCCATATTTTCGGCAAATGCAAATCCCTGTGACTATCAATTATGTTTGTGGTATTGATCACCGTTTTGACCTGAATAAAATCAGAAGTAATATCTTCAATCTCAGGAACAAATTCCTTGGTTTTAATTCCATCTAAAACCGCATGAGCATTTGTTTTGTATTCAGACAATTTGATCTGTTTTATTTCATCAATATGGTTTTTGATAAAACGGGTTTGATCCATTTTGTCCGAAAACTTTTTTTCTGGAAATTGTTTGATAATGTAATCCATCACTTTTATTTTTTAATTAGTTGCCCCTGTTTCTTCGCTTTGTTGGCCTTCAATTTCTTGATTTGCTCCTGTGTTAATTTTGCTTTGTCCATCCCGTTCAAATTTAAAAACATTCCCATCGGAAACAGCCTCTAATCCTATTATTTCTAAATACTGGTTCCAAGTTATAATATTATTGTTGTATGCTTTTTCTGCTGCTGTTACGTTCATGCTAAAAGCTGCTGCTTTTTCCTTAAAAGCTTCCTGCAACGACTGAATTCCACTCCAATCTGTTTTTAGCTCATACCCCAATTCCCTTAATCCCAACCGCTCGGAAAAATACTGATCATCGTTGGCAACCATCGGGATAACGGTGTTTTGATATAGCCTTCTTTCGGCTTGAACTTGATTTTCAAATGTAGCACCCTTCATGTATGTTTTATACAATTCTGGAGGTACTCCCAACCCATTTGATATAATCATTGCATTATTGGCAAATTCGTCATAAATGCCAAGCTCAGCACTATTCATTATTGTCTTAATATACTCAATGTCAGCATAGGTTATTAAAAATTGTTTTTGATCTTCTCCAAGCCCATAACCTTTTTTAAATGCCTCGTCAATGTCATCTTTTACCTTTTGATTTACAGGTATCATTGACCCTTGAGCATCTTTGTTGTTTGTTTTGATAATACCCTGCATCCCCCTTGATTTTAGGATGACATTCATTGCTTCGAATGCTAGTTGGGTGTTATAGATAGGTTTTTCGAGTGCTTTTAATTTTGAAGTGCCAACAATAGAATGGCCTATTCCGCTGGTGTTAATGTCGTTGAAATGGATAATCCTATCTACATCAAAGGTTTTTACGGGGCTATAATTATTGAGTATGTATTTTTCAATAATACCAGACAATTCAATTTGATCATATAGTTTCCCCGTTTGTTTTACTTCAACATGTTCAGCTGGTAGATTATATAATGCCTGTACGTTTAATATGTTTGTTTTTTGTGCTGTTGGGTTGTTTGCATAAACATAGTTATTCCCGAACGTTAGCCGTTGATAATATCTTTCTGCTTGAAATTCGCTGGCTGATTGCAACGGGTTTGGTCTATTTAGCAGTAATTTTCGAACTTGTTGGACGACTACATTTCTCTTATCCCACGGTACTTCGTTCCCTTTTTCGTCAATTAGATATTTAACCCCGTTGGCTGCTGCCTGAGCTATTATAAAAATACAACCGTTAACTATCGGGTTTTCTGCCGCCGCTTCTGCATAATGATGCGGACTTGATAATGATAACCAAGCGGGCTTATCAATAAGATATTGAAAAAAAGACTGGTTAGTCTGATTTATGTTAGTTCCTCGTCTTCTGTTAATCCAATCAAGTATAGCCATACTTTAAAGATAAATTTTTTTTCAAAGGTAAGTTAATTTAGACCAAATACAAATAAAAAAATGCACAAAAAAAAGCCCGACATAAAATCGGGCTTTTTTTGTATAAAAGAAAAGCCACACCCCTGAGGCAATTCCAACAAACACCGTAAAGATAGTAAAAAAATTCAAATCAACATCACATATTCATAAAAATCCGAATCTATCCTTTGTTTTTTTATATTCATTTATCCTATCGAGTGTATAATCAATATCATTAGTAATTGTAAACCGTTCAAAACCGAAATCATCTGCTTTAATAAAGTTGATTGTTTTTCTCTTTAAAGAAGCTTCATAATGTAAATTCATGTTGTTTCCAATTTGTAAAAATCCAAGGTAAAACAAAGTATTTTTGCCAGATTGAAAAATTTCAGTGTTGTATTCCTCATTTTTTTTAATCAAATCATATATCTGTAATGCAAATTTCTGATACTCATCAAGTCCAATAATATCAATTACTTCGCTTTCTGTTAATTCTTTTTTCATAGTTGTAACATTTTAAATATTTGCTTACCAATGTTATATTCTAATAAGTTTTTTAAAAAATTTTCTAATTCTTGCGCACTCTGCAATAAATAATCTACTGTTAGTTTTTCTTTTTCTAACCTTGATGCATAAGCTTTAAAAATTTTAAAATAATCATCTGAGCAATTCTCTATAATTGTTTTCCATCCGTGTGTGTTAGGTTGTACCATTGATTTTCCATGCAGCTCTAAATGAAATCCCTGTTGGTCTTCATTGAACTCAACTCTAAATCGCATTGGTTTTAATCCTTCCATAGTTTTGTATTTAATTTATTTCACATTCACCCAAAGGGCGATATACTTTTCCGCCAATATAATTATTATTCAAATCATATATTTTTTGGTCAAAATATCCGATTCTTTTTTTATCAAATAAATCTTTTGGTTTTTCTTTTGCAAAAAACATGTCATCGGCAATAATATTTATTTCAACAATAAAAGTGTCGCTTTTTATTTGATAAGTAAATATCCCATCAGCAAAACATTTAAAAATAGCTTTTTTTTCAAATGTTTTATTGTTTACTAATTCATCTTTCATTTCTTTAAATACTTGTTCTTTTTTCATATTATTATTTTTTATTCGGTTAACCACTTATAAAATTCATCAAAATTAAATGTATCAAATATGGAAATGTAATCGTAAACGGCTGCCTTAAATGTTTGTGTAGTCATACCGAGTACCATTAGTTTCAATAGGTTGTTTGTAATTTTATCACTCATATCTTTTCACACTTAGTAAGTTTTCCTAACCCGTTCGGCAGAAATGTAATCGATAATGAGTATCTCGGGATCGGGTCTTTTTTCTTTTTTTCTTCAAAATGCTCTGACATACACAAATAGTAAAAACTATCTTCGTGTTCTTTTATAGCAATCGGATACACCTCTGAAAATATTGCTTTCAAAATATCTTTGTTAGCACGCTCGATTAATTCTTTTGTGACTTCAATTGTACCAAGTCTGTTTTTTAAACTATCCATAGCTTTACTTGTTTTGTTTCCACAAAGCTACAAATAAAATCAATGCAAAACAATAGTAGTCAGCAATATAGAATTATTCTAAATAAATAATTGATGAAACTTTTCGAGATATTCAGCAGCACCACAAATTGAATCAGGAGCATCATCTTCTTTTTTTGATGTTTTTGTGATTTTAAACATTTGTGTCATAAATTTTGATAAAGTATGATTTGGCTGTTCTGGAAAATAAAAATAAGCTTTTACTATCCCCGAATAATT